TCCGCCACCGGCTGGAGTGGCGCAGCATCCGCCACCGGCGAGAGGGGCGCAGCATATGCCACCGGCGATAGTGGCGCAGCATCCGCCACCGGCTGGAGTGGCGCAGCATCCGCCACCGGCTGGAGTGGCGCAGCATCCGCCACCGGCGAGAGGGGCGCAGCATCCGCCACCGGCTGGAGTGGCGCAGCATCTGCCACCGGCAAATACTGTGTGGCTATGACAACCGGCTTTTTTGGGCGCGTTATGGGCGATATCGGCAACGCTATTGTCTGCGTAGAGCGTAGGGATAATGGAGAGATCGCCGCCATCCTTGCTGGCATCGTTGATGGTGAAACGCTGAAACCGGGTGTGTGGTACACCGTTAAGAACGGCAAGTGGACGGAGGTGTAGCGATGAACCGACTGAAGGAACGGCGGCTGGAGCTGGGGCTGACGCAGGAGGCGGTCAGCGGCATTCTGAAGCTGGCAGACCCACGGATGGACGTGAGCATGGTGAGCCGGTTTGAAAACGGCGTGTGCCTGCCCACGGAGGAGGTCATGACAGCGCTGGAGGCGGCGCTGCGGGCCAGCAGGGCGTATCTGTTCGGCGAGGAAGAGAAAGCGGAATTGCCCATGCGGACGGCGGAGACGGAGCGGATCGCCTGTCTGATCCCAAAGGGGCGCAGGAATGCCATCAGCCGGGAAGACCTGGCGGCGGCGCTGCACACCACCGACCGGAAGATGCGAAAGGCCGTGGCCGAGGCAAAGACGCAGGGAGTGATGATCTGCAACGACGGGGACGGATATTACCAGAGCGACGAGTTGAGCGACCTGTGGCGGCAATACAGGCGGGAGACGGCGCGGGCTATGTCCATCCTCAAGGCGCGGAAGCCTATGCGGGAAGTGCTGAAATCGGCGGGGAGGCCGGTATGAGCGTGTTTGACTACAAGGAGCCGCGGGTGGAACCGAAGCCCTACAAGGCGCCGCGATGCCCGGTGTGCGGCGAGGAAACAGATACCCTGTACAAGAATATTTACGGCGAGACCGTTGGGTGCGATGTGTGCATCCGAACGGTGGACGCATGGGAGGAAAAGAAATGAGCTTGAGTTTATACCACATTGACCAGGCGCTGGAGGCGCTGATCGACCCGGAGACCGGGGAGCTGCTGGACTACGATGCTTTCGAGCAGCTACAGATGGACAGGGAGCACAAGATCGAGAACATGGTGTGCTGGTCCAAGAGCCTGGACGCGGAGGCAAAGGCCATCCGGGACGAGGAAAAGGAGCTGGCGGAGCGCCGCCGCACGATGGAGCGCAAGCGTGACCGGCTGCGGGACTACGTTGACCGGGCGCTGGACGGGCACCCCTTCCAGACGGCAAAGTGTTCTGTGACCTATCGCAAGAGCACGGCGGTAGAGATCACCAACATGGAGGAGCTGGTGCAGTGGTGCATGGACAACGGCTATGACGGCAAGGTGACGTATGCATCGCCCACGGTGGAAAAGAGCGACATTGCCCCGCTGCTGAAATCCGGTGTTGCGGTGGACGGCGCGGAGATCGCCGAACGGATGAACATGGGGGTGAAGTGATGGGCGCACATGTTTACGGGAAGCTGATGCTGATCCAGCATGAGCTGAAAGCACCGAAGGGGCAGTACAACAGCTTTGCGAAGTACAACTATCGGAGCTGCGAGGATATTCTGGAGGCGGTAAAGCCTTTGTGCATCAAGAACAACGCCACGCTGCTGCTGAATGATGCGGTGCAGGAAGTATCCGGCAGATTTTACGTTGTAGCAACTGCAACGCTCATAGACACAGAGAGCGGTGACAGCGTTTCTGCAAACGCCTACGCCAGAGAGCCGCAGGACAAGAAAGGCATGGATGACAGCCAGATCACCGGCATGGCATCCAGCTATGCCAGAAAGTACGCGCTGAACGGGCTGTTCTGCATCGACGATACAAAGGACGCGGACACGGACGAGGTGAAGCGGCAGGAGCAGAAGCCCGTCAAAAATGGCGCAATGGATGTCATTTACTGCCAGGACTGCGGGTTGCCTATCACTGCCACGACGAAGCGAGACGGCACCATCTGGGACAGCGCGGATATTGCCAAGTACAGCGCCGGGAGGCTGGGCAGAACGCTGTGTGCCAAGTGCATCAAAGCCGCTATGAAGAAGGAGAAGTAATATGCAGCAGGTGACAGTCGATGGCGCACGGTGGCAGCAGGACAGTGATGGCGCGTGGCTGGCGCTGCGTGTGAAGTCACAGCAGACCGCGATGGACGTGTGCGACGCGCTGAAGCCTGGCAAGGAGTACAACGTGACCATCAAGGGCAAAGGCCGGAGCCTGGATGCCAATGCCTATTGCTGGGTGCTGCTGGACAGGCTGGCGGCACACTACGGCATCTCCAAGCAAGAGGTGTACCGGCAGGAGATACGGAACATCGGAGGCGTGAGCGAGGTGCTGTGCCTGCGGGAAAAAGCGGCGGATGCGTTTTGTAAGGGCTGGGAGCGTAACGGCATCGGCTGGATGGCCGACAAGGGCGCAAGCAAGCTAAAGGGCTGCGTGAACGTGACAGTATGGTACGGAAGCAGCACCTACGACACGGAGCAGATGTCGCGCCTGATAGATGCCGTCGTGGAGGATTGTAAGGCGGTAGGTATTGAGACGATGACGCCGGAAGAGATGGACGCGCTGGTGAACCGGTGGGGAGAGGTGAGCGTATGAACAAGCTGCACATACAGCCCTGCTGGACGTGCAAGAAGTGCTACGGCGACTGTAGCTGGTCGAGGAAAGGCCCGGAGCCGGTGCCAGGATGGGACGCTACGCCTACGGTGAAGAAAAAAGGAGGCCGCAAGGCGGGCATCATGCGCAGCTACGCCATTCACAGCTGCCCGGAATACGAGTGGGACGGGACGGAGGAAGCGCATGGAGAGTAAGAGATGCTTTTTGTGCGGGGCGACCGGCGGGGAGGATCCGCTGGATCGCCACCACATATTCCCCGGCACGGCAAACCGGAAGAAAAGTGAGAAGTACGGTCTGGTGGTGTATCTGTGCCATAGCCGGTGCCACATCTTCGGCAGTCGTGCCGTACACAACAACGCAACGACCATGAAGCAGCTTCAGCGGTACGGACAGGTAAAGGCCATGCAGGAGCAGGGCTGGACGGAGGAAGACTTCCGCCGAGAATTTGGAAAGAGTTACTTATAAGGAGGGATAATTGGTGAACCATTGGACGAAGGAAGAAACAGAAACTTTAATTTCCAAATACAACAAAATGACAAATTCCCAATTAGCCGAATTGTTCCCTCAAAAAAGCCGCCAGTCCATCTACAAAAAAGCTTATAAACTTGGGTTGCGACGTACTAAAGAGATGGAAAGTCTAAACAGGGCTGAAGCAAAAACCGGCGAAAGGTCGCCTACGTGGAAAGGCGGCGTTTCAATGACCAAGAAAGGGTACAGGCAAATATTGGACAAAGGGAACCCTCGTGCAGACAAAAAAGGGTATGTGATGGAGCATATTGCTGTGTGGGAACATGAAACAGGTACACGGATACCTGATAATTGTTGTGTACATCATCTTAATGGGGACAAAACTGATAACAGAATAGAAAACCTATGTTTGATGACACGATCTGCCCATACCATTTTTCACCACACAGGGGCATCCAGAAGCATGGCAACAAAAAACAAACTATCGGAGTGCGCAAAATTAAGGTTTTCTGATAAATCTAACCACCCTTCTTATAAGCGCGTGGATGTGGAGGCTATGAAATCTTTGCGAGATATGGGCACAAAGGTTTCTGACGTATGCAGAGAGTTTGGTATAGCGAAAACGACATATTATCAAAAGATGAAGGAGTATGGAAATGGCAATCAATAGAATGACTTTGCAGGGGCGTTTAGTTAATTCACCTGAGATGCGTAGAACCAACAACGGTACGGCGGTGTGCAGCTTTCGCGTGGCGTGGAGCGAGACCATCAAAGACCGGGAGACAAAGCTGTTCCTGAACTGCGTGGCGTGGAATGGCGCGGCAGAACTTATCTGCAAATACTGGTACAAGGGCAAGGAAATCTTGCTGGAGGGCAAGCTGTCCACTCGCGAATACGACGACAGGGACGGAAACCGGCGCAGTGTGACGGAGATGACAGTCGATCGCGTCCACTTCTGCGGCAAGAACGAGGACGCGCATGGAACGTTTCCTCGGACGGACGTCAAGAGCCAATTCATGGAGATGGACGAGGACGACATGTCAGATCTGCCTTTCTAAGGGGGTGACGTGAATGGGAAAGATGCAGGAGGAGTGGGGTCAATGGGCAAGTGCTACGTGAAAGCCTACTATGACTGGATAGAGCAGACAGCGGCGCTGTCCGATGCAGAGCGAGGCCGTCTTTTTATCGCCATTCTGGAGTACGCAAGAACAGGCATCCCGCCGGAGTTGGAGGGCGCGGAAAGCATACTGTTTCCGGTGTTCCGGACGATGCTGGACAGGGACGATGAGCTTTCCGCTGAACGGTCAAGGAACGGGGCGAAAGGCGGCAAGCAAACGCAAGCAAGCGCAAGCAAAATCAAGCAAACAGAAGCAAACGCAAATGACCCCAAGCCTACTAAGACAAAGAAAGAAGACAAAGACAAAGACAAAGACTTATTCCCACCTTACGGTGGGAGTACGCGCGCGAAGCGCTTTACCCCACCCACACTGGCAGAGGTTCAGTCCTACGTGGCTGAACGCCATTCGGCGGTAGACCCGCAAGGCTTTATCGACTTCTACGAAGCGAAAGGCTGGATGGTTGGCAAGACCCCCATGAAAGACTGGAAAGCGGCTTGCCGAAATGCGGAGAAGTGGGAACGGTGGGGGCATGCCCCTGCTGCACTTGTCGGCAAGACCGACGGTGCACGTGATGCCTGGATGGGCAAGTACATCAAGGGGGCGAAGCCATGAACGCTGGCATCTGGAAGATCGCCACGGCGAAGCTGTGCGGACAGTGCATCCGGGACATGGAGGACGAGTACATCTTCGCCCCCAGATGGCGGCGGACGCTGGGCGGAAAATACGAACGCTGCGGAGAAAACCGCGTCGTCCATGAGGTGCGGTACATGATGAACAAACGAGGGCTGGAGAAAAGAGGGAAACTGAATGGGCCTGATGAGTAACGACCTGGCGCGGCTTAGTCTTGCGGCGCAGAAGCAGGTCATGGAGAAGATGCGGAAACCGGGGAAGTACAAGGCGCAGAAGACAAAGCGCGGGAAGCTGACCTTCGACAGCAAGAAGGAGGCGGAGCGCTACGACGCGCTGATGCTGCTGCAAAAGGCCGGTGAGATACAGGGGCTGAAATTACAGGTGCGGTACTGCTTGCAAGAGGCGTACACGACGGTTGAGGGCGACCGCGTGAAAAGTATCGACTACATTGCGGACTTCGTGTACGAGCGCAGAACGGCTCCTGACAGCTACGGCCAGCGGTATTGGCTGCCGGTGGTGGAGGACGTGAAGGGGATGCGTACACGCGAGTATGCCATGAAAGCAAAGCTGTTCCGTAGTAGGTACGGGTTTGCTATACGGGAGGTGTGACGTGGAGTACACAAACCAGCCGCTGACGAATGAGGCGGCGAAGAAACTGATGGCGCTGGACGTGCAGGACAAGGAGATACTGACCTACGAAAAGCTGTACGAGTGGTACACCGCATGGGGCGGGCAGTGCTACGTCAGCTTCTCCGGCGGAAAGGACAGCACGGTGCTGGCGTATCTGGCGGCGCGGTGCCTGTCGAGTTTCAGGACACCGCTGTGGGAGCTGAACTTGGTGTTTGTGAACACTGGATTGGAGTACCCGGAGATACAGAAGTTCGTGAACGAGTACGCGGATTGGCTGCGGAGGGAGTTTCCCCGCGTGAACGTCAACCTACACCGCCTGCGCCCGAAGATGAACATTCGGCAGGTTGTGACGAAGTACGGTTATAGCGTCATAGGAAAAGATGTGGCGCACCGGATAGAAACCGCGCGGCGATCACCGGAGAGCCGCAGTATGAAGCTATTGCGTGGGGAAGTCTTACGCGCCGATGGGGAAAAGAGTATGTACAACTGTGAAAAGTGGGAGTATTTGCTTTCGGCTCCATTTCTCATATCAGACAAATGCTGTGAAATTATGAAAAAGTCCCCGGCAAAGAGCTATGAGCATCGAGCGGATGTCAAGCCCACGACGGCAACAATGGCGGAGGAAAGTCTTTTGCGGATGCATAAATGGCGCGAAACCGGCTGCAACGCCTTTGAAGGAAAGCGTCCCTTATCTAAGCCCATGAGTTTCTGGACGGAGCAGGACGTGCTGCGGTTTATAGCAGACCACCAACTCCCCTACGCCAGCGTGTACGGCGACATCGTAGCCAGCGACGGCGAGAATGACTACGACGCAACGCTGATCGACTGCAAACTGCACTGCACGGGATGCCAACGCACGGGCTGCATGTTCTGCGGATTTGGAAGTCATCTCGAAAAAGGCACAAACCGCTTTGAACGCATGAAGCTGACGCACCAGAAGCACTACCAATTCTGCATCGGCGGTGGGGCATTCGACACGGACGGGCTGTGGAAACCCACGAAAGACGGCCTCGGCTATGCGCGGGTGCTGGACTACATAGGAGTGAGGTATTGACATGGGCAAGCAACATTTGAGCCGGGACGACCGTATCTTTATGGACGGTAAGCGCAGAGGTACGCAGGAGTGCATGGACATGGTGGCGATGGCGCTCATCGACAAGTGCGGCTGGCACGTTCAGGAGGAGACACCGGACAGCCGGGACACGCAGAGCATAGCGTATCTGTATGAGTGCCTGGAGAAACTGGCGGAGGAGATAAACGAAGGCCGCATCAAGCGGAAGCACATCAAGGACGTGCTGAAGGACGAGTGCGGCGTTGTGTTTGGAGATTGATATGAAAGTTTTGGAGTTATTTGCCGGGACACGGAGCATTGGCAAAGCGTTTGAAGCGCGTGGGCACGAAGTGTTTTCCATCGAATGGGACAAGCGGTTTGAAAACATCGACTTGTACGCAGATATTATGACTGTTACAGCCGCTGACATTATCCGGGAGTTTGGCAGACCGGACGTGATATGGGCCAGTCCGGATTGCGCAACGTTTTCCATCGCGGCGATAAGCCACCACCGGCGCAAAAACGAAGAAACAGGGAACCTTGACCCTGTAAGCGAGTATGCGAAGTTCTGCGACAAGGTAGACCAGCACGTTCTTCGGTTGATCTTGGCGTTGTCACCCGTGTATTGGTTTCGAGAACCCGAGGGGCGGCATGCGGAAGATGACGTGGATGCAGGGCTTGCCGCGGTATACGGTCACGTACTGCCAGTACGGAGATACGCGAATGAAACCAACCGATATCTGGACGAATCACCCGGATCCAGGATTTAAGCCGCCGTGTTACAATGGCGCCCCGTGCCATGTAGCCGCGCCGCGAGGGGCAAAAACAGGGACACAGGGGTTAAAGGGGAGTATGGAACGGTCTGTTATCCCCAAAGAATTGTGCGAACACATCGTGGACATTTGCGAAGGTGGCATGATGACGTGCGAGCTGGGATAAGGAGGAACAACATGACAAGATCGGAGATCGTGACCGCGCTGCGGATCTGCGGGAGCTACGATGTTAACGATTGTAAGCCTTGCCCATTGCGTACTAACACAGAGTGCCACATCGCACTAACAACCGCCGCCGCTGACCTGATCGAGAACCAGCAGCGGCACATCGAGGCACTGATGAAAGCCAACGACAGCCTGAAGGACGCCATTGCACGGCGGGATAAGCAGATAGAGGACATGAAGCAGGGCATGGCACAGCTGGCAAAGGCTGTGGCGGTGAAGGAGGAAAACAATGGAACGACTGACTGTACCTGATGTGCGGGTGGATGAACATACTACCCGCAGTAGCATAATCGACGGGAACGCTGTGAGAGAACACGCGATGGAGATTTATTGGCGGCTAAAAGACTACGAGGACACAGGGCTGACGCCGGGAGACATCAAGGAATTGCTTGACATGGCTGTGTCGAAAACAGACAGAGTTTTGCGGCTTAAAGAAGAATTGCACACCATGAAAAACGAGCTATGCCAATACTGCGGGAAGTACAAACAAGCACACGAGGGCGCCTGTGACGGGTGCAAATGGAGGGAAATGTGATGGCAGTGGTGGATATTTTTATCACGGACAAGAGGTACAACGTCATCTACGCTGATCCACCGTGGGCTTATAGGCAAAAGCAAATGAATTTCCAACATTACGATGAAGGGAAAAAATATGAGAACGGCGTAAATGAACATTACCCCACCATGACGTTGGATGAACTGAAGGCGTTGCCAGTGAACAAAATCGGTGCAGACGATTGCTTGCTGTATATGTGGGCGACCAGCCCCAATTTGGATATTGCCATAGAATTGGGCAAATCATGGGGATTTGAGTATAAAACGGTAGCCTTTGTGTGGGATAAGCAGAGAACCAACTACGGCTTTTATACCTTGAGCCAATGCGAATTATGTTTGGCGTTCAAAAAAGGCAGAATCCCAAAGCGGGCAGTAACAAATGTGCGGCAGTTTTTAAGCGAGAAATTGGGGAAACACTCAGAGAAACCAGCAAAGATCAGAGAAAGAATCGACACCATGTATGGGCATTTGCCCCGCATCGAGTTGTTTGCCCGCCAACAGGCGGACGGCTGGGACTGCTGGGGGAACGAAGTGGAGGAGAAGTAAATGGACGCTGTGAAGTTTATCGAGGAGCACAGGAGAATGTATAAGGTTACTGGGAAGCACTTGCCTACTTTGGCCGGGGGGATTCCTGCCGAGGATGTTGTAAAAGAAGTAGAGGAATGGGCTGCTGCACACCCGCGAAAGACGCGAAAGAGCGTTTTTCTGGAGCGGTATCCTAATGCCCAAGTTGTCGCTGACACGGACATACCTTGTGTATACCCGTGCGATATAGAACAGGGTATGAAGGACGTTAACTACTGTGAGAGCCTATCTTGTTATGACTGCCGCCGCGAGTTCTGGATGCAGGAGGTAGAGTGATGGAACGACTGACATACCGCCTCACCCGCGAGTAGGCGGAGAAAGCATTGGAGGCGACGAAGGATGCTTGACCTGAAACATTGCCCTTTCTGCGGGGGGCTGGCAGCCATAAGCGTAGACCCTGAAGCTGTCGTAGATACGGAAGGAAGGCGCTGGGCGTACACCGTGGTATGCAATATGTGTTGCGCAACATCTGGGCTTACATATCTACCTGAAAAAGCGAAAGAAGCATGGAATAGGAGGGCTGACAATGGCTGAATACATTGAGCGTGAAAAAACGGTTGAACGGCTCAGAAGTCTCGGTAATAGAGAATACCGCAAAGAAAAGGGAACTATTCAGGATGCAATCAAGATGATTTCCTACCCAGAGTATACGCCTGCCGCTGATGTTGCCCCGGTGGTGCATGGACGGTGGATGTACGAAAAAACGGAAGGTGGTTTTCACATTTGGAGGTGTAGCCGATGTGGTAGAGGTATGAATGACAACCCAGAGGGAATTGACTTGTACTGCTATCACTGCGGCGCGAAGATGGATGGAGGGAATAGTTGATGGTTAAAGTGTTGTGTGATATGTGCGGGCGCGAGATCGACTACGAGGTTGACGGCGTGAATCTGGATTTCAACCACTATGGCGTTGTGAATTTTAAGACACCATTTTCTGCGGAGAAACAACTGTGCCTCACTTGTGCGGCCAGAGTTTGCAACTTTGTGGAGAACTCCGCGAAGATGGACGGAGGTGACAACGATGCGGCTGATTGATGGCGACGATCTATGGGAACGGCTTGATAACGAGCCGTGGTTTGATAATGCAGATAGAGACGAGATTGCTTTGCCCATTGTGAGCGCGGCGCCCACCGTAGACGCAGAGGTCGTGGTGCGCTGCAAGGACTGTCGGAAGTTCAAAACATACGCTTGCCGGATGGTTGCCAGCGGGTATGACGACTTCTGCTCCTACGGCGAGAGAAATGAGGGTGCGGCCAATGGCTGAGATCACGCTGAAATACGCAGAGGGATATGAGGTATGCTGCCCGCTGTGCGGAACACCGAAGAGCCAAAGCCCGGTGCGCTGCCCGGATGCGCAGAAGCCGGTGGAGAGCTGGATAACGTGCAGCAAGTGCGGCACGTCGTACAAGCCGCCCATGTGGCAAGCGGCGGGAGGAGGAGTTAAAGACAATGGCTGATATATCTATTGAAGAACTTGGACCAGGTGTAATCCTTGAGGGCACAAATCCAGACAAAGAAAGATACAGATACAGCATACCGACATGGCCCCTGGTGATGGCGGACCGGGGTATAGAGGGCACGAACTTGAGATAGCTGTATTCTATGGAGGCGGAGGCGGCGATGCAGAAGGGTGATATGATCCGGGCGCGGTTTATGACGCTGCCGAGCGAGTACCCCGGCTCCGGTGCCAACGATGAAAAGCGGTTCCCCATCCGCAAGGGTACAGTGGTGTATGTGCATCCGAAGGGGCGGTATATCGTGACGGAGTGCGGCGGGGTAAGAGAGACGTTCTTCCCGGAGGAGGTGGTAGGGTGAAAGAGCAGACGGTTGAATACTTGAGGCTATACTTTGAGTGCGGATGGCGCATGAGCACGATTGCGCGGCATTTTGGTGTAAGCACATCCACTGTATCTCGATGTATATCCAGAGCAGAACGGCGCGAGTGCCCCTTTGCTAAAAACTGCCGGTATTGCCCGCTGAAAGAATGTGCGATAAAAGAAGAGTATGCGCCGTATGTAAACGCAGAAATTAGGTGATGTTGCACAACGAAATGCAACAACAAAAAAAGATGTGATAACGTGGGGGTGCAGGGGCGAACTCTGCATCTCCATTCTTTTTCTTTTCCCCCCTTCTTTTCCTGATGGGCGGGGCTTCGGCTCCGCCCGGAGGGAGCAATATGCCGCAGGCCGATGCCACCCCACATTTCGGGGAGCGGGAGGTCGCACCTCCTAGGCGGCAACAGATGGCAGGCCCCATGCGGGCAGACGGACGTCCATTTTATCTGATGCGCTGGCAGACCGCTGCAAGGGATGCGTCCCAAATAGTCTGCTTACTTCGTATAGGACTTCCCGCACCTCTTGGCAATGTGTCCCAGGGAAGACGTTATATTCAGGTGAGGCGAAAGCCGGGTACAGACGTGCCAATGACAAAGGCCAGTGGTGGGAGGCCGGTGCGTCAAGCGAAGTGAGGTGGTGACAGTGGCTGCAAGGTTGACAGACCGGCAGAAAAAGAAAATACTGGCGGACTATGTGCAGAATAGCAACTATTGCGCCACAGCCAAACTCAATGGGGTTTCCGCAAACACTGTCAAAAAAATAGTGCAGACAAATGCGGATATTGCGGAAAAACTCATTAGGAAAAAAGAGGAGAACACCGCCGACGTTTTGACGTATATGGAGAGCCAGCGGGATGTGGTGTGCCAGATTATCGGGAATGGTCTGGCGGTGCTGAATGACCCGGCAAAGCTGGCGGAGGCAACGCCCAGCCAGATCACCACGGCTATAGGTACACTGATAGACAAGTGGACGCTGCTACAAGAAAAGACCGCTAATGATGACAGCGATAGGGTTCGGGTGATAATTGATGTCTGACATCCGTCTGTCTGAAAAAATCGGGTCTGCGTTCTACGACGTGGCGCATGACGTGTTTCAACATGGTCACACACACTACGATTTCAGCGGCGGTCGCGGTTCGTTGAAGTCCTCCACAGTGTCTGTACTTGTTCCCCTGCTGTTGATAAACAACCCGGATACACACGCGCTGGTGCTGCGTAAGGTGGCAAACACCATCCGCGATAGCGTGTATGCGCAGTATATCTGGGCAATCGGTGAACTGGGCATGGCGGCGTATTGGGAAGCCAAGGTTTCTCCGATGGAGCTGATTTATAAGCCGACGGGGCAGAAGATCATGTTCCGGGGCGCTGATGACCCCATGAAGATCAAGTCTATCAAGGTGCCGTTTGGCTACATTGCCGTGACGCATTTTGAAGAGAAAGACCAGTTTGCCGGACGCGCAGAAATACGAACCATCTTGCAGTCCACAATGCGTGGCGGCTCGAAGTATTGGAACTTTGAAAGCTACAACCCGCCGATAAGCCGAGATAACTGGGCGAACAAGGACAGCTTGGAAGAACGCACAGACAGGCTGTGTCACAAGTCAACGTACTTGCAAGCCCCGCCAGAGTGGCTTGGTGAGCAGTTTTTAGCGGAGGCGGAACATCTCAAAGCCACGGATGAGAGAGCGTACCAGCACGAGTATTTGGGTATTCCTGTGGGCACGGGCGGTAACGTGTTTGACCGGCTGGAGCTGCGTGAGATAACTGACGCAGAGGTTGCGAGTTTTGACAAACTGTATCAAGGCGTGGACTGGGGCTATTTTCCTGACCCGTTTGCGTTTATCCGGCTTTACTACGACCGCGCAAGAGAAACTATCTATTTGCTGGACGAGATTTATCAAAACAAACTGTCCAACGAGCAAAGCGCGAAAATGATATTGCAGCGGGGGTACAACGATACGCGCATTATTTGCGACAGCGCTGAGCCAAAAAGTGTTGCGGACTTCCGCGCTATGCGGCTTCCAGCTTTTGAAGCCATCAAAGGCCCTGGCTCTGTAGAGTACGGCATGAAGTTCTTGCAGCGACGCACTATTGTGATAGACAGAAAGCGAACCCCACACGCTTACGACGAGTTTGTGGGCTATGAGTACGAAAGAAACAAAGACGGCGACATTATCAGCGGCTACCCGGACGCTAACAACCATTTGATTGATGCGACACGGTATGCCTTAGAGCCTGTCAGCCGCAGAATGGGAGTTATCGCATGACGGTAATTGATAAACTGAAACAGTTAGGCTATACGACCATCCCGGAAGAGTTTTATACGCAAGTAAGCGTGTGGAAGTCCTGGTATCAGGGGGATGTAAAGGGGTTTCATCGTTACAAGCGGTACAACGGTCATGACTGGGTAAACTGTGACCGTGTGACGTTGGGGATGGGGAAAAAGGTTTGCGAGGATTGGGCGAACCTCCTGATGAATGAGAAAGTCAAAATCACGCTGGAGGGCAAACCGGAGCAAGAATTCATTGACCGCATCCTGACCGGCAACAACTTCACGGTCAAAGCAAACGAGATGCAGGAGATGAAGTCAGCGCTGGGCACAGTAGCCTATATCCCTCGCGTTGTAGGCCAGAGCGTTAGCGACACTGGTGAGCCTATCCCCGGAGATGCATCCGGCATTGTGTTGGACTATGTGACAATTGAGCACATTTTCCCTCTGGCGTGGCGTAACGGCTTTATTACTGAATGTGCGTTTGACAGTGTGGTGACGGTGCAGGGCAAAACGTATTTGTATCTGCAAATCCATCGCAAGGACGAGCAGGGCCAGTACATTATTGAGAACAGCATTTATCGCTACGAAAACGAAAGCCTGTCCGATGTAAAGCTGACCGAAGTACCGGGCTTTGAGCGCATCCCGCCTGTGGTGTACACCGGCAGCGACAAGCGCCAGTTTGTTATTGACCGGCCCAACATCGCCAACAACTTTGATTATCTGCTTCCTGTGGGCATCCCTGTGTTTGCGAATGCCGTTGACGTGCTTCGCGGCGTGGATTGCGCTTACGATTGCTACGTCAACGAGTTTGAGAACGGGCCTATGCTGCTGGCGGTGAAAATGCCCGCCGCGCGCTGGGAAGATGACAAGCCGACGCTTGATCCGCACGACCGGCGCTTTTATCTGCTGGAGGAGGACACAAATCAGGGAGATGTGGTAACGCCTATCGCACCGCAGCTTCGTACCGACAAACTCAATGTCGGGCTGCAAGACCAGATGAACCTTTTATCCAGCAAGTGCGGCTTCGGTGAGACCTATTACCGCTTTGATGGCGGCAGCGTGGCAACGGCCACCCAGGTCATCAGCGAGAACTCCACCATGTTCCGCACGATCAAAAAGATGGAGATCGTGCTGGAACAGGCGCTCGTGGAGCTGTGCCGCATCCTGCTCCGGCTGGGCAACACGGCAATGAACGCAGGGCTGAATGAGGACGTGGAGATTTCCATCGACTTTGATGACAGCATCATAGAGGACAAGCAGACCGACTTTTCCCGTGATATGCAGCTTCTCAGTGCGGGCATTATGAACGATTGGGAGTTCCGCATGAAGTGGATGAACGAGGACGAGGCGACCGCAAAGGCGGCGCTACCAAAGATGCAGGACATGACCACGGAGCAGCAACAGGAGGTGGAGTAATGGGCTATGGAGAAACCCCCGGTACTTTTTGGGTAAACATTGGCACAGATGAAAACCCTAATTGGGTAGTTTTGGGCCATGTAAGATGAGCAAGTATCCATTCCCCCCTGAACTGCTGGATGCCATGCCGGAAGAACTGGCAGAGCTGTACCGTGGCCTTGAGGACACGCTGCTGACGGAGATATGTTCCCGTCTGAAACTGCGGGATGAGCTGAACGAGGTCACGGTTCAGGACATCAAGGCGCTGCGGTCACACGGCATCGATCTGAAAGAGATTGAGAAAGCCATACGCAAAACTTCAGGTATCAGCGAAACAAAGTTGAATAAGCTGTTTGACAATGTGGTGGAGCGCAACCAGAAGTATTACACCGAGTTGATTGACCTTGCGCATATCACCCAGCCTGAAACGCTGGTAAGCATAGAAGATACTTGGGCAATATACGAGCAGACGAAGCAAACACTGCGAAACATAACGCGCTCAATGGGCTTTTTAGTGGACGCTGGCCGCACAATGCTACCCACTGCCAAGGCGTACCAATGGGCTTTAGATGCCGCCACGTTGAAAGTAGAAAGCGGGGCTATTTCTTATGGGCAAGCAATCAAAGACGCCGTTAGGGAGCTTGCAAGCGGTGGCCTGCGCGTGGTGGACTATGAGAGCGGGCACCGCGACCATGTAGACGTAGCTGCCCGCCGTGCCGTAATGACAGGCGTATCGCAGCTGTGCAGTAAGTACACGGAGCAATCGGCGGAATATCTTGAGACACCATATTTTGAGGTTTCCGCCCATGCCGGCGCGAGAGATAAGCCGGGTCCGTCCCCGTGGTCATCGCACAAGGACTGGCAAGGCAAAGTGTATTCCACACGCAGCGGCGACATCTACCCGAATATCTACGAGGTGTGCGGGCTGGGGGCTGTGGATGGGCTGGAAGGAGTCAACTGCCGTCACCGCCGCAACGTTTGGGTTGAGGGCGTAAGCGAGCGCACTTACACAGACGAACAGCTTGCCCACATTGACGATGGTCTGGGCTGTACGTTTGATGGCAAGACCTATACGGCATACGAGGCCACGCAGGAGCAGCGAAAGGTGGAGCGCACCATACGCAAGCTCAAGCGTGAAAAAACAGCGTACAACGCCGCAGGGCTGACAGACGAGGAACAAGCAGTGAATATCAAACTACGACGCCTGAACGCAAAGTACAAGGCGTTCAGCAAGGCGGCTGGGCTGCCGGAGCAGCGGGAAAGGATGAAGGTGCTGTATGAGAATTAAAGCAAGAAGTTACGAAGGAATTGTGCTTGAACTTGACGGAGATGTGCGAGTGATGCGTGATTACACCCGCGAGATTGCACGCGTGATCAAGTATCAGGTTGTAATTCTGTGTGATGATGGCGCAAAAGTAGAGCTTACAGATGTAGCCCCAAAAGAAATTGAGGTAGTCAATGAACCGTGATGAAATGGTACAGGCTATCGAAGCCATTTTGAAGCGCGGCAACAACGCAGAAGTGCGGCGAAAAGGCGATGGCGTTATTGTGATGGAAGTCCAAAAGAAAATCAAATATCAATCCCCGGTGTAATCGGGCACGGGAAAGGGCAATAGGAGCCAACTTGTAAGAATTTCTTACAGGCTGGCTTTTGTTTTTTAACACCGACCGACAGGTCGTTAAACAAGGAGAATTTTATGGCAGAAGAAGTTAACGTGCAGGGCACGGAAAACACTGCTCTTGAGCAGGAAAAGACGTTTACACAGGCCGATGTCGATAAGCTCATCCAGTCGCGGCTTGAGCGTGAACGGAAAAAGTACCCCAGCGAGGAAGAAATCACCGCATACCGCAGATGGAAAGACAGCCAGCAGACCGAACAGGAACGACAAGCAAAGCGCGACAAGGATCTTGCAGACAGCAAGTCCGCTCTGACCGCAGCGCAGGCGGAGATTGAGCAGATGAAACGCGACAAGTACGTTTTGGCGAAAGGGCTGACCGGCGATGATGCAGAGTTTATTGCGTTTAAGGCCCTCAAGATGGTGGATGACAAGACAACTTTTGAACAGGCCGTCGATAGGCTCACAGAAAATCGCCAGAAAGTCAAGTTTGACTGGGCAGCTCCTGCGGGCGGCGGTGAAAGACCTAATGCGACTAATGCCGCGATGAATAGCCTTATTCGCGGCGCACTTAAGTAAAGAAAGGAAAATACAAAACATGGCAAACATTATTGACAGAAATGCGCTTTCCGGGCTGATCCCTGAACCTGTTACGCGCGAAATCATGCAGGGGGCTATTACGGAGTCCGCTGTTTTGCGGATGGGCCGTCGCCTGGCTAATATGTCCAGCAAGACACAGACCATCAACGTGCTGGACGCTCTGCCTTCTGCGTACTTTGTGAACGGCGAAGCCACCGACAACGGCGCAGGTGATGCATTTAAGCAGACCACGAAGATGGCGTGGGACAAGAAGAAGCTGTACGCCGAGGAAATCGCCGTCATCGTGCCCATTCCCGAAGCGGCTCTGGACGATGCCGATTACGACATTTGGGGCGAAGTCCGTCCCCGTCTGACCGAGGCTTTCGGCAAGGTCATCGACGCGGCTATCCTGTTCGGCACCAACAAGCCCAGCACTTGGCGCAACGGCGTTGTGCCCTCTGCTATCGCTGCCGGTAACGGTGTGCCTATGGGCACCGACGTGTTCAGCGACATTATGGGCGAAAGCGGGCTGATCTCCAAGGTCGAGCTGGACGGTTTCAACCCTAACGGCGTTATGTCCGCCATTCAGATGCGCGGTAAGCTGCGCGGCCTGAAAGACACCACTGGTCAGCCCATCTTCAAGTCCGATATGCAGGGAGCTACCCGCTACGGGCTGGACGGCATGGATATGTACTTCCCAATGAACGGCGCGTTTGACCCCAACCAGGCGCAGATGATTGTTGGTGACTGGAGCCAGCTGGTGTATGCCATTCGCCAGGACATGACCTTCAAGATCTTCACCGAGGGTGTTATTCAGGACCCCAGCACTAAGGCCATTACCTATAACCTGATGCAGAACGATATGGTGGCCCTCCGTGCTGTTATGCGTTTGGGCTGGGAAATCGCCAACCCCATCAACGCTTACAACGCCGACATCACCAATCCGTTCCCCTTCTCCGTGTACGGCAAGGCTGGTACTGTGTCCACCGTGACCGTTGCTCCCGCCACCGCCACTATGGCAAAGGGTGACAGCAAAGCGTTTACCGCTACCGTAACCGGCGAGGGTATTGTCAGCGGTGATGTGGAGTGGAGTCAGGACGGCACTAAGTCCAGCATCACCGATAACGGCGTGCTGACCGTGGGTGCTGCGGAGACAAAGACCAGTATCACTGTTACCGCGAAGTCCAAGCAGGACAACAGCAAGACCTCCACCGCTACCGTTACCGTTTCTTGACCTGAAAGGAGCTGGCTCACATGACATACGCTGATTACGACTATTACTCCGGGACCTATTTGGGCACCGTGAGCGAAGGAGATTTTCCGCGTCTGGCTGTCCGGGCCAGCTCCTTCCTCGATTACTACACGCAGAACCGGGCGAAAGATAACGCCGATATGGACGCTGTAAAAATGTGCTGCTGTGCACTTGTGGACAAGTATCAGCTGATCGAAGCCGCGCAGCAGCTTGCCGCAACCAAACTGACAAACGCGGCGACCGGCGATGACGTGAAAAGCGAAACGGTAGGTGGGTACTCCCGGACACTGGCCAGCGGCGGGGAAGCTGCCGCGTCTGCGCTGAGTGCAACGGACGGTGCGAAGAAACTGCTGGCGGCGACCTGTAACGAGTATCTGGCACATACCGGTCTGCTGTATCGGGGAGGGGGGTGCTGTGGTTGTACGCGCCCCACACTATAACGGTCTACAACGCCGTGCAGGAGACTGACCCGGCGACTTTTGAGGAAATCACAAAGCTGTATGTGACCATCCTGCGCGGGGTTATGCTGCAAGCCAGCAAGGCGGTAAACGTCCGAGAAAGCGGACTTGAGAGCGCGGACGCAGTAAACCTGTACATTCCGTTTTCCGTGGAAGCGGTGGATGGCACGACAGGCAAGGCCAAAAATTACGCGCCACCGCAAGCGTTTCTTGCGGCGGCGGACAAGTCCGGGCTGTGGACGCTGTCTGTGAACGGTAATGGCGGGCTGACTTTCTTTGTGAAAGGCGAGTTTGTCACCGACAAAGAGGACGTGGCTATGGCACAGGACGGCTGCTACAACGTGACCAAAGTGGACGAGAAAGATTTTGGCAGCGTGGATATGCAGCATTGGGAAGTCGGGGGGGCATAAGATGTCGCTCAAGTTCTCTGTTGACGTGTTCGGCATGGACGAGGTAAAGCGGCAGCTTGCAATGGCCTGTGGCCGCGCTGAAAGCGTTTTAGCGCAACAGGTGATGAAAGACACCACCCCCTTTGTGCCTGCGCGTACAGGCTCTCTGACGCAGAGAACGCGGGTGGTTGGCAACGAGGTCATTTATCCCGGCCCATACGCCCGGTTTCTGTACTACGGAAAAGTGATGGTAGACCCGGCGACCGGCAGCACATACGCCCCAAAGGGCGGGCACAAGGTGGTCACAGATCGAAATCTTGTTTTTAACACAACAATGCATCCGCAGGCACAGGCACATTGGTTTGACGCTTCCAAAGCGCAGAACATGGAGAAGTGGGTGCGGGTGGCAGATAAGGCGGTGAAGAAATTTGGAAAAGATTAAAAAGGCCGTGTCAGCGGCGGAAGAGGATCAGGTATCGCGCAAGCTGCTTGTGTGGCTGAACACATACCCGGAGCTGCCAGTCGACCTTATCCGCTTTGAGTTTCTTCCCGCCGACACTTCCGCTATGGCGATGTCGACCATTCAGGCGGCTTACATCGTGCGGAAGTATATCACCGGCGGCTATGTGGCGGAGTATCAGTTCAAGATAATCTACCGAGTGAAGCCGGGGAACAGCAACGACAAACGGCTCAAGGCTGACGAACTGTTGAACGCTATCGGGGATTGGGCAAATGGTCAGAAGCCCGACATCGGAGATGACAAGCGCGTTATCAGCATGGAGCCAACCACGCGATCTTCCCTGTTTGCCATGTATGAAAACGGGGACGAAGATCACCAAATCCTTATGAAACTGAATTACGAGGTGAATGTATAATGGCAGATTTGGAATTCAACACCACGAAGGGCCAGACCATTGACCGCGAACTGCTCATTGCGTACCTGAACACCGGCACCGCTTCCGCCCCTGTGTGGAGCGCTATCGGTAAGCGCGTTGAGGACAGCAGCGAGGAAATGGACTGGAGCACCGACACCAAGCAGGACATTCTTGGCCACACCTTTACGACCATGAAAAAGCCCACCATCACGCAGACTTTTGATCCCATCCCATTGGACGCGGGCGACGCTGCGGCGGTGAAAATGTGGAACCTGGCCGTCAAAGACCAGGATGCCCAGGCGCTGGCAAATCAGGACATGATGATCGGTCACTTCTACGCCACCAGCGGCGAGGCGATGTTTGCGGAGCGCTACGACGCTTGCGCTATTGCCATCACCGGCATCGGCGGCGAGGGCGGCGGCACCCTGAATATCACCAGCGAGATCACCTATGGCGGCACCCGCACTGTGGGCACTGTGAAGAAGGGCAGCAGCGGCGCTATTGAGTTTACTGCGGCCTAAATAAAGGGGCGGGCAACCGCCCCTGTTTTGGAGGGAACACATGAAGGAACTGACAATCACCACCGGCGTACAGGAATACAACCTGAATGACAAATGCACGGTGGTTTTTAATCCAAGCGACCCGGCGTTTGCTGACAAGCTTTACACAGCGTTTGACGCGCTGAAAAAGAAGCAGGATGCGCGGGACGATAACGTAGAAAAAATGAGCGCCCGCGAAATGTTTGACTGGCTCCGAAATATGGACGCCGAAATGCGCGAGACTATTGACGGTGTGTTTGAGCAACCGGTGTGTGAGCCGCTGTTTGGCAACGTGAGCGTTTACGCTATCGCGGACGGTGCGCCGCTGTGGATGAACCTGATGGTTGCCATCATGGACGAGCTGGACGAGGGGATTAAGCGTGAAAAGGCTTTTCACAGCGAGAAGCTTGCAAAGTATACAGCCAAGTACCACAGATGATGTACGACCTTCCGACGAGCCTTGAGGTGTGTGGAACGGAATACCCAATAGAAACGGACTTTCGCGTGATACTGGACATATTCTCGGTGCTGTCTGCTGTGGAACTAACGAGCGAAGAAAAGTGCATCGGCGTGTTGGGAATGTTTTACCCCGGTTTTTTTGCTATGCCTTTGGAACATATGGAAGAAGCGATAAAACAGTGTTTTTGGTTTATCAACGGAGGGAATGAGGAAGCGCAAAAAAAATCAACCAAGTTGATGGACTGGGAACAGGACTTTCGACTGCTCATCGCCCCCATCAACCGCATAGCGGGGCAGGAGGTGCGGGCGCTGCCGTATCTGCACTGGTGGACGTTCCTTTCGTACTACGGCGAAATCGGCGATTGCTACTTCGCGCAGATCGTGCGCATACGCGATCTGAAAGCAAAAGGCAAGCTAAAAGACAAAGCCGACAGGGAGTTTTACCGCAGAAACCGCGACGCTATCGACATTAAGCGCCGGTACTCGGAGGCTGAGGAAGAAGTCATTAAGGGCTGGACGTAAAAAAGCCGCCCCGGAGGGCGGCTGCGTAGCGGTCATTGATTTGCAATAAATGTAATGTCGTTTCCAGACCAAAAATCCGGGGTAAATCTGATTTCAAGCGTTTTCCAATCTGCTGGGACTTCGTAACCTATTACGCCGGACATCTTTTTCCCTGATGCAACAGTACCGTCCAGCTGATCTTTGTCTGCGGCCAATGTTCCGGTCATGCTCATGTTTGTGGAGTAGTCATCGACATACGCTTCAAAAGACATTATAGAGCTTATGGAAATATCTTTGCTGGATTTGTTCTCAATGGAAAATTCGCAAAATAGAAACACGTTTCCGCTGTCTGGCGTATAAAACCCTTCTCCGTTTGATTGGGTGCAGGACACAAAAGTGACCTCAATGTCTTTAAGGGAGACAACGTCACCAACTGCAAATTCCGTTTTCTGCGGAGCAGTTGATCCGTTTCCGCCTTTTGCGCCTGTATCCCCAACCTTTTCTGGGGAGTTCCCGCCAAGCGCAGTGCCAATAATGCCGATAGCAATAAACACAGCTATAACGATCAGCACAACCGGTTTTTTCTGTTTGGCCCCGCAGGCAGGGCACACTTTCGCAGATTTTGCAATATCTGCGCCGCAGGTCTTGCACTTAGTCATTTTGTCCATTTTCTTCCGCCCTCCAAGAAGTTTTTTTGTGGTTTGTTCATAGTACCACATAAATACCATAAAAGCAAGTAGGTGATTATATGGCAAACGCGGACGGCTCCGTTATCATCAAGGCCGACATTGACGATAAGCAGGCGCAGAAAGAACTCAATGCGCTGGAAAAGAAAATAGAAGCGCTGCAGGAAAAGCTCACCAACAAGAAATCCGCGCGAGATACTTTGTTTAACCAAGCCAACAACCTGGGCGCACAGCTTGACCAAGCAAAGGCCAAACTGGCGCAGATGAAGGGCGGCGGCGAGTTCTTCACCAGCGACGCTATCAAACAGCAGGAGGCCGCTGTAGCGTCTATGGAAAAAGAATGGAACTCCATGAATGACAAACTGGACAAGCAAAACGCCGCTATCCGCGAGGGCGAAGCGGAGATTGACCGAATGAAAGCAAAGGCCGGTGAGTTAGGTAAGCAGCTGGGCAATACCGGCAAGAACGCAGGAAAGATACAAGAAGGGTTAGACAAAGCATCCCAGGGAATGGAGGCATTCACAAAGCGCGTAAAAATGCTGGCAAAGCGGGCGCTGGTCTTTACCATCATTGCCCGTGCGTTGGCGGCCCTCCGGGATTGGCTGGCGGACGTGGTGGCTGTAAACGGCGAAGCACGGGACGCTATTGCGCAGCTTAAGGGTGCACTGCTGACGCTGGCACAGCCGCTTGTGCAGATCATTATCCCGGCGTTTACGGCGCTGGTTAAGGTACTGGCTACGGTGGTTTCGTTTATCGCGAATATTGTATCCGCCCTATTTGGAACAACGGCAAAAGAAAGCGCCAATGCGGCAAAATCCCTGAATGACCAGAAAAACGCATATAAAGGCGTGGGCGGCGCGGCAAAGTCTGCCAGTAAACAGCTTGCATCGTTTGATGAGATCAACAAGTTAAGCGGTGAAGGTGGCGGCGGATCCGGCATTATTCTACCAGATTTCAGCACGGCGGCGAATTTTGCATTTCTTGATAAAATCGCGGACAAGCTCAAGAAGATAGGGCAGGACATTGTAAACCTGTTTAAGGATGTCACTGGGTTTATCGGTAACGTATTCTCCGGTGATTGGGGCGCGGCGCTGGACAACATCATCAACTTTGTAAACCACGCCCGTATTTTGCTGGCCGATTTGCTGGACTTTGTGGGGTATATCTTTGGAGCGATCATAGACACCATAATAGAAAAGTGCGGCCTTGCCGGTACTCCGGTAGGAGATATGTTGACCGGCATTAAGGACATTGTGCAGGGCGCGCTGGGGCTTATTTCCGGCATCCTTACGTTTGACTTGGAGAAAATGAAACAGTCTGTCATTCAAATGCTTACCGGTGTAAAGACATTTGTGCTGGGCGTTTTTGACTGGTTTAAGCTTGGGCTGACAAGCTTGCTTGATTGGCTGGACGAAAGCACAAACGGTAGGTTCCATGAATTGATAGAGCTGGCGAAAACTTACGTCAATGACGTAGTCGAGGGCATGAAACAGATTTTCAGCGGTCTTATTGAGTTCCTGACCGGCGTATTTACGCTGGACTGGAAAAAGGCGTGGGAAGGTATCAAAGAGATTTTCCGGGGTATCTGGAATACCATCGTAGGCGTTTTTGAGGCGGCTGTAAACCTCATCATCAAGGGCATCAACTGGCTTATTGACCAGCTGAACAAGATACACTTTGAGATACCGGATTGGGTGCCGGGTATCGGCGGTAAGTCCTTCGGCATCAATATTTCCCATGTAAACGAGCTTAAAATCCCACGTCTGGCGCAGGGCGCGGTCATTCCTCCGAACCGGGAGTTTATGGCAGTGCTTGGCGATCAGAAATCCGGGACGAACATTGAAACGCCCCTTGCTACGATGGTGCAGGCGTTCAAACAAGCCCTTGCGGAAAGCGGCTATGGCGGCAGCAATGAAGCCGTGTTGGTGCTGGACAAGGACGTGCTGGGCAAGGTCGTGTACCGGCTGAACAAGGCGGAGGGTACGCGCATCGGCGTAAATTTGTCGGAGGTGCAGGGATGAACTACATCAAACTGAACGGCATCTCTTTTGATGCCGATGTGGCGATCTCCAAGTACAACCGAAACTTTAACGTGCTGGACGGCGAGAACGCAGGGCGCGTAATGACGGGACGCATGGTGCGTGACATCATCGGTACATACCTTGGCCACAAACTGACGGTTTTTCGGCGCGGCGACAACTACAAGGGACTGGACGATTTCTGGAACTACTTGTACAAACACAGCGTGGATGACTCCGTTATGCTGGAAGCGGCAGACGGTCAGACTACCATCGCTTATGAAGCGTATTACACCAGCGCGTCGCAGGACTTGGAGAAGGGTGATGGGGGCGTAAACTATTGGGGCGAGATCGAGGTAAACTTCGTCCCGATGGACGCGCAGCTCCGCCCCTGAGAGGTGGCCTATGTCGAAAACGACTATTCTGTACAAGGACATAGCCCCCGGCGCGGCGGATGACGCGACTGTGGTCGCCACTGGGGGGACAGGCGATCTCTCCCAAATCCCGCACGGAGCGGCTCCGGGTAAGCTTATTACGCTGGAACGGAGCCGCTGGGTGCTGGACGGCACCTTTGATGGCGTGTACGCAGAGGACAAGGTAGGCTTTTGGTCTACGGAGGTTTCCGGGGACAGCGGAGAGTTTACCAACCCGCCAAAAATCACCATGACGTTTACACAGCAGTATTCCAGCATGGGCATCCAGCTCACCTTTGACGAGGACACAGGAGAGTATTGCAGCGAGGTAGAAATTTCGTGGTATCAGGGCGCGGTTCTGCGGCGGGCGCAGTCGTTCCAACCTGACAACGCGGTGTACTTCTGCGATTGCCGGGTAGAGAGCTTTGACAAGGTGGAAGTCACGCTGAAAAAGACAGTAGTCCCCCGTCGGCGGGCGCGGGTCAATGAGATCGTGCTGGGCGTGGTGCGTAAATTCGGGATGAACGAAATACGCAACGCATCCATCGTAAACCAGGCGAACGAAGCCGCCGTAGAGCTGCCGGTGTCCACGCTGAACTGGACGCTGGACAGCCTGAAAGACGTGGACTATCTGTTCCAGCTGAAACAGCCGGTGGAGGTGTGGAACGACAACCGGCATCTGGGCACATACTACATTAACAACTCGTCACGCACGTCCGCAAACGTGTATGTGATAGAGTGCCAGGACGCGCTTGGAGTGCTTGAATACACGCCGTTCAGCGGAGGTGCATACCTTGATGGAGTGAGTGCGAAAACGCTCTTAGAAACGCTTGCAAAGCCCTTTGAGGTGGAGTATGCAAGCGATGTGGAGGACACAACACTGAAAGGCGTACTTGTCAAGGGCACCAACCGCAGCGCCATTCAGCAAGTCATATTTGCATGGGGCGTCTGTCTGGCAACAGACGGCGGGAACAAACTGGGGGTGTTCAACCAGCCCACAAAGCCTATTCTTATCCCACGCGGGCGGACGTTCGTCGGATCTTCCGTTGCAACCGGCGCGGTGGTCACAAAGGTAAACGTGACGGCGCATAGCTATGTAGAAGCCAGCAACGGCAACGTGACCATCAATGGGGTTAAGTACAAAGACACCCGGACGGTGTACAGTGCCATCAACCCCAACGTGACCGCATCCGACCGGGAGAACGTAAAGGAAGTCACGGCGGCAACTCTTGTATCTGATGAGATTGGACAAGCAGTGGCGGACCGGCTGTACAAGTATTATTCGCTGCGTGACACGAACACGGCGACCGTGGTATATGGTGGCGAGAAGCTGGGCGACTGCGTAAGCATCTACACGCCGTGGGGCCTGCTGACCACAGGCAATCTTCACAAGATGGAGATAAAACTGTCCAACACGGTGGTGTACAACGCGGAAGTCACAGGTGCGTGGATCATTAGTCCGTATTTCTACTACAGCAACGACCTATTTTCCGGGGAGGTGTAACCTATGGCGCTTGACGATCTGGGTCTTATCACAAACCGAACACAGGCGGACGTGGATGCGGTCATTGCCGCGCTCAGTGAAATAGAAGCTGGGCGCGGCACCCCCGCCGACGTGCTTCTTCTGAGCGACAACAAGGGATCGTACAACTACACTGACCTGAACCGTGTTGCAGGAGCTGTGCTGTATGTGGCGGAGGAATTGGAAGCAAACGGTTACAGCGTGACGGTGACGGCAAAGCAAGGGTGGACGGAAACGGACATTCCCACGCAGGCGGACATTGACCAGTACCTCGCGGACATCGCGGAAATACGCGGGGCGCTGCCTGTGCCAGCCGATGCCCCGGAGGTGCCGACAATGCCGCTGGACTATCGAAAGGCCAACGACATTGAAAGCATCCTCATACTGGTAGACCAGCTTGTGCAGAACATAGCCAAGTCGTGGTTTTACTCGGGAGACTTGTACTCCAACGAAATCAAATAATAAACGTTACTCCCGGCCAATCGGGGCACGGGAAAGGGCAATAGGAGCCGACTATGGGAACGTAGTCGGCTCCATCTTTTTTGGAAAGGAGCAGATATGCAGGACAGAATTTCCCTTTATCCTGGCCGCGTCAAGCTCACGCCTGTTTCCGGGCAGGACAACGTGTACGACATGACCCGGCAGGACAACCCCACCACGGAGGGCACACCGCTGAACAAGTCCACGCTGCTGACGGACGAGGTGGCGGAAACGCTGGGGCTTGACCCGGCAACGGCTACCCCCTCTCAGGCCATCGGTACCGTGGCGGGCAAGGCAACGGACAAGAAGCTATCGCTGACGCTGGCGGCGGCAAGCTGGACAGGAAGCGCAAGCCCCTACACCCAGGGCGTGACCATCACAGGCGGAACGGCCACCAGTCAGGCGGACATTCAGGCAGACGCAACGGCGATACAGCAGATGCTGGACGACGGCACCAACGCCATCTACATCGCCAACAACAACGGAACATTCACCGCCTACGCTGTGGGCGAAAAGCCCACCGCTGACCTGAGTATTCAGGTGACGGTGTACGACGTGAAGGAGGTGTCGTGATGAGTGCCATTGTGGGCAAGGGCATAGCCGCTGGCGGCGGAGGAGAACTGAACATAGCCTATGGTCTCACTCCGCCGACTGATACAAGTAAGTTGTGGGTACGGATGCAAGGGAAGCCCGACACGGTAGAAAGTACTGACGATGTAGCAGTACAGGTCGGGGAGTTTGTTGAATACTTTTCTCAAGATGATTTATCCCCGTTGGCAGGTCATGTGATTTTCAATGTTCCTTCTGGTAGAATTTGTAATGGAAAAATGTACACGGCCATAAACGAAAACTTTAGTATATTCAATGTAACAGATTTGGAAACAAAGATTACCAGTTTGAATTCTGTACAAATGCCAACAATTTGGAAATTTCCGGCGTGGTGTGTAGTCGGAAATAAAATGTATTTCCTTGGTGGAACCCCATATACAGCTTGATTAAAAGGAGGACAAAACCATGTACACAGGCTATATCGTAAAGGCAGGAGAGATCTGCAAGGACGAGCGGGTAGCCAAGGCTATCAAGAATTTCAAGTACGAGAACGATACGGTACTCTGCGTGGGGGACGATGGGTACATCACGGAGATCAACACCCTGCGGACAGCCAAGAGCATCGTGGGCGAACAGGCCAGTCCGGAGGCATATCTGGCGGCGTATCTGGAAAAGCTGAATACTCCGGCGGAGGAAGCGGCGGAGGAAGCGGAGTAAGGAGGAGCGTATGAGCACAATTATCGGTAGAGCAATAATTGCGGGGGGGGGTGCTAAAACGTTAGTGTATACAGTTAGCGGTGCGACGGTAACTGCGGTAAACGGAAGCAGTACCGTGACCGCCGCAGCAGATGCTACAGGGAAGGTGGAACTGACGCTGGGCAAGTCGGGGGTGTGGAATATTACAGCCGAAAAGGATGGCAAGTCGAGCTTAACGAAGCAAGTAGCACTGCCGCCTACGCTCATGCTGCCGCTGCGGCCTGTGGCGAATATAAGCCCTACCAGCGGCGTGACGTATACGGATGGCCTGGACGGTGCGACACCGGAACTGATGCATCTGTACGGCGAAGCCATCTCTGACAATGCGGAGATCCTGCGCACGACATCTACGGTGTATCTGGACTTCGGGGCGGACAGCCGGAAGCTGACCGTGGGAGATGTCATGGACTTCTCTATCAACGGCACAACGGTACAGGCGCGGCTGATCAGCTTCAACACGGACGATCTGGCAGACACCAGCGCTTACGGCGAGGAAACCGCCACCGGAAAATGCGGCATGACGTTTGACACCGTGACTATCGTGACCAGCGCACAGATGAACACAGGCAACACGAACGTCGGCGGCTGGGAGGCGTCGCGGATGCGGAGCACCACGATGCCGGAACTGCTGGCAAGCATACCGGAGGCATGGCGCGATGTGTTGATGACGCGCAGCCTGACGAACAACAAGGGGACAACTCCCACGGAGGACATACTCTCGCTGCACAGCCAGAACGACATCGGCTCCAGCGGCTACAACTGGTACGCCGCAGGAAACAGCAAGGTAAAGAACAACGCCTCCGGCTCGGCGGTGGTTTGGTGGCTGCGTGACGCGGGCACCGGCGCCTCGGCGTTCTTCTTGGTTGTCGGCTCCGGCGGCGGCGTCGGCTACGGCGGCGCCAGCGGCTCGTCGGGGGTTGTCCCCGGCTTCGCATTTTAATCTATTATCAATGCCCATCCGCCCCTTAGATGGGGCGGATGGCGGAAAGGAAACGTATGTCCGTACCAAAAAGCAAGCAGGGCGAATCCTCTATGCAATTCATCCAGACGGCGCGGGAACTGAAGCAGCATACGCTTACGGTCGTCAAGAAATGCCCGAAGCGTCTGCAATTTTTCCTGCTGGGGCCTATTTATGAGGAGGCACGAGAGGTACTGCACTCCGTAAAGGCGGCCAACAACACCTATGTGCACAACCAGCATGAGGCGCAGATACGCGCCGACTATCTTGGGAGGGCGAATGTGGTGCTGCAGAACCTTGCCGACGATCTGGAGGATCTGTACGAGGAACTGTTGAGCGGAGAGGAGAGGTATAAGTGGGTACCGCACGCCATGCAGAAGCACGGAGAGCTGATCAGCGCGGAGGCGAAACTGATCGGCAAGGTGCGGAAAAGCGACAGAGAACGGTATAAGGGCTTAACATAAGCCGTTATATAGGGAAAGCGCTGTATATCTGCGCTGGCGGAACGGTCTGGCGGCTCGGCGGTGGTTTGGTGGCTGCGTGACGCGAACACCGGCAACTCGACGAACTTCTTGATTGTCAACTCCAGCGGCAGCGTCAACAACAACAACGCCAGCAACTCGTATGGGGTTGTCCCCGGATTCGCTCGGCACAGGCAGGACTTAGTAGGCGGTATAGCTGAAAACGATGCTTTGAGCGAAGGAGCGCTTTGCCCATTGAACTCGCGTCCGATGATACGCCGCCGGACGCTGGCCGAAAAGGCCCGTCCGCCACCGAGTGGCGGGCGCTTGCATGGCCGGTGAATGTGCGGAAACCCGGTTTCATGGCGGCGGCTACGCAGTTAGAACCCGCACCCGACAATAAGACTGCACGGAGGCGCATATTGACCAACAAAGAGAGACGAGAGGGCCGCTACCTGCGGCGCAAAGCCGCACGGGAGCGCAAAGCGATGGACCGCAGCAGGGCCTGCGGGAATTTTGAGGACGTTTTCAGCTTTATGCACTTGTGGAAATCCGCAAAGAAGTGCTGCAGGGGCGTAAAGTGGAAGTCCAGTACACAGAGCCTTATGAATAACATGCTGGTGCGGGTGGCAGACATCCACACAGAACTTATGGACGGGACGTTTCGGCATAAAGGGTTTCATGAGTTTACGGTATATGAACGCGGAAAGGCGCGGCACATTCGAGCCGTGCATATCACGGAGCGGGTGGTGCAGAAGTGCCTGTGCGACTATGCGCTGGTGCCGGTGTATCAAGCGACGTTTATCTACGACAACTCCGCCAGCTTAAAGGGGAGAGGGATGGATCGCGCCCTGCGGCGGTACAAGAAGCATGTCTCCCGGCAAGCAAGGAGAGGCGGCTATGTGCTGCGGTACGATTTTCACAAGTTCTTCGATACCGCGCCGCACAAGCCACTGTTTGAAGCGAACAGGCGGTTGTTTCACGATCCGCGCACAGCGGCGGAGGTGGACCGTTTTATCCGCGATTTCGGAGACTATGGGCTGGGGCTGGGGAGCCAGGTGTCGCAGGTGTGCGCCCTGATGCTGGCTTCCCCCATCGACCACCTGTGCAAGGACAAACTGCGGCTGAAAGGGTACGGACGATATAACGATGACGGGTACGCTATGCACGAAAGCCGGGCGTATCTGGAAACGTGCTTAACAGAAATACGCCGCAAGGCAACAGAAATCGGTATTGTGGTGAACGAAAAGAAAACGGGCATATCGCCCGCAGGAAAGTCTGTTTTTCTCAAGTGTCGGTACCACACAAAGCCGGATGGTGGCGTAAAAATGCGGATGGGCCGCGAGGCCACAGCGCGTCTGCGTAAGAAATTGCCAAAGCTCCGAAAAATGGTACACGCCGGAAAAATCTCGCTTGCGGATGTACAGCCGGTGTGGGGATCCTATTGCGGGCACATGAACCGAGGGAATAGCCACAAGGTCGTGCGAAAGTCGGCGAAATACTTTAAGAGCATATTTGGGTTTTACCCGGATAAGGAGGGCTGGCGCTATGCCCTTGCAGGAGACCATTGAAAAGCTGACCGATGTATGCGCAGAGCTGCTGGCTATATGCCTGGAGCAGGCGGCAATCATAGGGCAGCATGTGGAGGCAGATAAATACGAAAAAGCTTTAGCGATGCTGGAAAGCGAGGTGAAAGAGTGTACAAGGTAAATGCAGGCGGCGAGACATTTTACAGTGAAGCGGCAAACCCGGTAAAAATCGCAGAAAACGGCAGCTATATTCTGTGCAAAGAAAGCGAACGCGAGGGCTACGCAGTGGATGCCACAGGCGGCGAAGAGACCATGCGGGTCATTAATGGCAGCGTGGAGCACGTTAACGGCGCAGAGCTTGTTGCGGGGCTTATCTCGGAAGCAGAAACGTTGACGCAGCAACTTGGAGAAGCGGTAGAAGCCATCTACAACAGCGACATGGCGACCATCGGTTAAGAAAGGAGAACGACGATGTACAACATTATGACAAAGCTCATCAACAAGCGGTTCTACAAGACACGTGAGGAGGCGCAGCAGAAGTGCGACGTGTTTTACGCCGTGGGGCGCATCACGGACGAGCAGTACACGGAGCTGTGTGCGCTGATCGAGAGCGTGTACGCAGAATAAGGGGCGGGGAGATTACTCCCCCCGCTGGATGTAGGCTTCCTCGGCATCGAGCTGTGCCTGTTTGAGCGCAGCAACAGCCTTTTCAAGCTGGGCAATGGCGTCGGTGACGGCGTTGAACAGGGTGAAATACTCGGGCATGGAAACACCTCCTTTCTGCAAGCAGGATAGCACAGGAGGCGTGTCAGAAACGGTCGAAGGGTGTCGAGGGTGCAAAAATAATTTGAGAGGAGAACGCGGCGAATGGAACCGTGGGTACAGCAGATCGCCGTACCGCTGGCGGTAGCGGTGCTGACAAGCAGCGGTTTGTGGGCACTGGTATCGAAGCGGGCGGACAAGAATAACGCAGAGCGGAAGATGCTGGTGGGTCTGGCGCATGACCGCATCATCCATCTGGGCATGGTGTACGTGACGAGAGGGTACATCACGCAGGACGAGTACGAAAACCTCAATGACTATCTGTACCAGCCGTATGAAAAGATGGGCGGCAACGGCAGCGCAAAACGGGTCATGGAGGAAGTAAGGAAGCTGCCCATCAAGCGAGAGGCGTAAAGCCGGAAAGGATAAAACTATGGACATCAACACTATCGGAGTGGCAACTGTTGCCGCTATCATCGTCATCTGCTATCTGATCGGCATGATCGTGAAGGCCACGGCGCTGGACAGCAAGTGGATCCCTATCATTTGCGGCGTGTGCGGCGGCATCATCGGTGCGCTGGCGCTGGCATTCCACATGCCGGATTTCCCCGCCGATGACTACTTTACGGCGGTTGCCGTGGGCATTATGTCCGGCCTGACCGCAACGGGCGTTAACCAGATTTTTAAGCAGATGAAGTCTACCAACGACGAGGAGGCTATGTAAATGCCGAAGGTATATCTGTCCCCGGCGATGCACAGGGCGAACCCCTGTGTATATCCCCGTCCGGACGGGAAACAGTGCTATGAGGCGCTGGAGAACAACGAGTACATCGACATTCTGGAGCCGATCCTGAACCGCTGCGGCATTGCCACCAAGCGCGGCTATCGGCGCACCCCCATGAACGGCGACAACGGCGATGCCATCATGAAGCAGAACGTGCGGGAGAGCAACGCATGGGGCGCGGACGTGCATTACGTCAGCCATACCAATGCCAGTGCCAACGGAACGGCGCGGGGGTGCCATCCCATGTACTACACCTACTCCAAGAACGGAAAGAAGCTGGGCGAGATCATGGTGAAGTATCGCAAGCAGATTTACCCGCGCACGGTAAAGCTCGTCCCCCGCGCCGACCTGTACGAGCTGAAAAAGACCAACGCTGTGGCGTTCTACGAGGAACACGCCTTCCACGACAATCTGGAGGACATCACCTGGTTCCACACGCACATGAAGGATATCGCCGAGAGCGCGGCGAAGGGGCTGTGCGAGTGGTTCGGTATTCCGTATGTAAAACCCGAACCCGAACCGACAGACAGTGTCACAGACGGATTTACCGCAGTATTTCCCCAGCTCAGCAAGGGGAGCAAGGGCGACAAAGTACGTGTTTTGCAGGAGCTGCTGTTGGGTCGAGGCTACGATCTGGGCGCCTACGGCGCGGACGGCGACTTTGGTGCGACAACGCATCGGCGGGTCGTGGGCTTTCAGACTACCCAGGGCTTAATCGCAGACGGTATCGTAGGTGAGAACACGTGGCGGAAGCTGCTGCGGGAGTAAGGCTCATGGAAATGTAAAATCAATCTGCTGGGCGGGAAAGAGCTACGACAAGCCGCCTCTTTCCCCGGCGTAAAGTCCCGCAAGCTCACGGCTAAAACCGTGTTATGGACAGCTACCACAAGCAGATACGGCGCAGATTGCAGAGTATGGCACCAAAGCGGGCTATTGCTTATGTGATGAGCGCCCAGCTACCGCCTGACGAAGCGGTGTGCGTTATTGAATGTGACGTGAAGCGGAAAAGCTATTGTGAAACGGCGTTACTGCTGAACATGTCACCGGAAACGGTAAAGCGGTGCCGAAGGAGAGCGTATCAGAAATTTGCAGACGAAGAAAGAAGCCACACCTGAAAAGGTGCGGCTTCTTTGTTTGCGCCCGGTAGGGGGTGAACCGGGCATATAAAAAGGGAAAGATGCCCGCCGGGAGTATTCCGGGGTGGCTGATTTTATTATACATCGTTTCTGCGGTATTGTACAAGTAAATATTCCGCAAATTAACGGCCTTTTTCTGACCTTTAACTGCCCCTTTGCGGGGGCAGTTTTTTGTTACGCTTATTGCAAGAAACGGAGGTGCTTGCATGGTCGAAAAGCTGGTGTCGTTGGGATTTACCCAGCAGATGGCGGAGGACATCATTTGGGCGTATCAGGATGACCTTCCGGGGCTGAAAACCTATGTGCGGGTGATAGAGCTAATGGCAGCTCATGTATAGCTACTTCAACGAAAACCCACACGGGAAAAATGTGGGAGACTGCACCGTTCGGGCTATTTCAAAAGCCACCGGGAAAGAGTGGGGCGAAACGTACCTTGCTATGGCAATAGAGGGGTATCTGGAAGGTGATATGCCATCCGCAAACGCTGTGTGGGGTGCGTATCTTCGGCGGATAGGCTACAAGCGGTACATGGTTCCGGATACTTGCCCGGATTGTTACACAGTCGGTAAGTTCGCCGATGAACACCCGGAGGGGACGTTTATCCTTGCGCTATCCGGGCACGTCGTGTGTGTGCAGGACGGCGTAATTTACGACAGCTGGAACAGCGAAAACGAAATTGTTTTGTATTACTGGCAAAAAGAAAGTGAGGCGTAACTATGGCATTTAACCCGTATTTCAACCCTTATTACCCGCAGCCAATGCAGGACAACCTTGCCCAGCTTCGGCAGCAGCAGATGCAGACCATGACGCCGCAGATACCGCAAATTCCACCCATGCAGAACCCGGTGGCGCAGGGCGGCGTACAGTGGGTAGCTGGTAAGCCGGAGGCGGAGAATTGGCTGATTGCGCCCAACTCTGCTATTGCGCTGTGGGACAGCACGGCTCCCGTAGTTTACTTGAAACAGGCCGACGCAAGCGGCAAGCCAACCCTCAAGACGTATGACCTTGTAGAACGCCTTGCAAGCGCTCCTGACGCGCAGAAAGCTCCCGCCCAGGAATATGTGACCCGTAAGGAGTTCGACGCGCTGGCGGCGCTTGTGGGCGAAATAAAGGGCAAGAAGAAGCGCAAGGTGGAGGAGGAAGAGGACGATGAGTAACAATCCGTTTTTCAATGCGTTAGGTGGCGGACAGATGCCGGGGCCGATGGGCGGCTTTCCTCAGCTTTTACAGCAGTTCAAGCAGTTCAAGGCAAGTTTTAAAGGCGACCCAAAAGCGGAAGTAGAGAAAATGCTGCAAAGCGGCAGAATTTCACAAGACCAGTTGAACAAGATACAGTCAATGGCGAACCAATTTCAGGGGCTTTTCAAGTAATCAAAATCGTGGCCACGGTTTGATATAAATATTTTTTCAAAAGGAGTGATACTATGTCTCTTTCCTCTGACGGCACCATGCTGACTATGCCTGTGGCTCCTGCCAACACCGGCAACGGTAACGGCTTCGGCTGGGGCGGTGATGGCGCGTGGTGGATCGTGCTGTTCCTCATTTTCGCTGCGTTTGGCGGCTGGGGTAACGGCTTCGGCTTCGGGGGCGGCGGCAACGGCGTGATGGACGGTTATGTTCTGACCTCTGACTTTGCCAACATCGAGCGCAAGCTGGACGCGGTGAATAACGGCATCTGTGACGGCTTCTACGCCATGAATACCGGTATGCTGAATGGGTTTGCCGGTGTGACTCAGGCTGTGACCAGCGGCTTCTCCGCTGCGGAACTGGCGCGCTGCAATCAGCAGGCCGCTTTGATGCAGCAGCTCAACGCCATGCAGATGCAGAACCAGGAGTGCTGCTGCGAGAACCGGGCGGCTATCGCCCAGGTGCGGTACGACATGGCGACGCAGGCTTGCGATACCCGCAACACGGTCAACACCGCTGCGCGTGACATCATCGACAACCAGAACCAGAATAGCCGCGCTATCCTTGACTTCCTGACGCAGAGCAAGATGCGCGATCTGGAAAGTGCCAATCAGGAGCTGCGCCTTGCCGCTTCTCAGGCTGCGCAGAACAACTACCTGATCTCCCAGCTGCGCCCTTGCCCCACCCCAGCTTACATCACTTGTAATCCTTGGGCGGGCAGCGGCTATGGCGGATGCGGAACCGGCTGCGGCTGCTGACAACTGCATAGCATAGCTTTTTCCCCACATGGGGAAAATGGTCAGCCCCGTGCTGATACTGACACCAACGCGGCGGGGCAATAGCTCCGCCGCTGTATTTTGAAAGGAGTGATTATTTTGGCCGAGTTTACCAACGTTAATATCGTGACTGTGGCCGCAGGGCAGAATGTGCCTCTGACGGAAACCGCGGTCAACAACAAGCCGTGCATCGTGCATCGAGCCGGAGCAGGCATCGTAACTTTGCGCGGGTTGACAAACCAGTGCAAGGCACGTTTTCGCGTGGCTTTTGGCGCGAACATCGCTATCCCTACCGGTGGCACGGTGGAAGCTATTACCGCCGCGCTGGCTATCAACGGTGAACCGCTGACCAGCGCCGTGGCAATCGTTACCCCCGCCGCCGTGGGAAACTATTTCAACATTTATGTCAGCGCCATTGTGGAGGTGCCGAAGGGCTGTTGCCTGACTGTGGCTATGGAGAACACCAGCACACAGGCGATCAATTTCGCCAACTCCAACTTGACCGTTGACCGCGTAAGCTGAAAGGAGTAAACTATGAGTATGAAAGCAATGTATGATTTGCGCGATATGCTCTGCACGGAGCTTGACGAAATCGCCCGTAAAGGAGAGCTGGGCGCTGGGGATCTGGACATCGCGCATAAGCTGGTAAGCACCATCAAGAACATCGACAAGATCGATCTGATGGAAGATGAAGGGTACAGCCGTGACGGCGACTATTCCCAGCGGCGTTACTCCCGCGACGGCGACTATTCCCAGCGCAGGTATTCCCGCGACAGCTACGGCGGCGGCAGCTCCTACGCACGGCGTGGCACCCATTATGTGCGCGGCCATTATAGCCGCGACGGCGCAAAAGATGACATGAAGCGCCAGCTGCAAGAGATGCTGGACAATGCGGATGATGATACCATCCGCAACGCCATTCAGCGGTGCATGGATGCCGTGGAGGGCTGAGAGGGGGTAGTCCCCCTTGATCGACGAAAAGGAACTTAAAGCCTGGATAGCCAGACTGGAAACGGAACAGTCAAGCTGGCCGAACTACGAGAAGTTGGCTGCGCTGTACATTATACAAAACCAGCACGAAGGGCAGAGAAACCCTGCACCGGTGGCTATGTATTCCAGCGCACCGGCTCCTGATGTGGTAGACGGTGACAGTGACTTTATGCAAGCGGTATCATCCCGCGCGCCGGAACAGGCGTGGGCCATAGTGGACGAGTTGATGGATGCGCTGAAAGTGACCAACGCGCGAATGTATGATAACGTGATGCGAAAGATGCGAGGATAAAATATCCCCCGCCTGTTTTGGCGGGGGATACTCTTGTGTACTTAGTTTTGTGTAACCTAACGGGTTATATAAACTAAGTACTTACAGAAAATCAAATTCAATCCGGCGGTCTTTGTATAGCCGGATTTCTTTTATTTTTAGTTTCCAGAAAGCCTGTTTGTTTTCTCGGGTAAGTTGTTTGTATATTTCTTGCCATCCTGCGGAAAATAAGGTTGCAATTTCTTCTGGTGCGCGGCTTTGTGATTTTACTTGTGTGATCTCGTCCATTTGTGATGTCAGCTCTGCATACTTTTTTGAGTAGTCCGCTTTTGAGATCATGTCGTCTATATATAACTCTGACAACTTGGATAGTTTTTTTTGTAAAGCCTTTAATTGCACATCTTGGTTTGCTTTGGGTTCTTGCCGCGGCTTGGCTTGCAATTTGATCTGTATCTGCTCGTCTATTGTCGACAGCAGATAATCTTCGATTTTCCATTCGACAGTAAAATTACCGTTGTTGCATCCTTTTCTATGGGCAGACCCTTGACAATAGTAAGAGTAAGAACACGCCCCGCTTGGCCGTGGAGACGGATGCCCTGTCATTCTGCGTCCGCATTCCCCGCAGACTATTAGCCCTGAGAAAATATACGTTCGATTGTAAGGGGATTTTCGCGTCACCCTGGTGCGTAAGTCTTGCACACGCTGAAATTCCTGCGGTGTTAAATACGGGGGTAATTTTATCCCGTGCCAGTCTCCCATGTATCCGGTGTTGTCCAACATTTGGCTGGCTGTTTGGTATTTAAGTTTTAATTCCGGTACTGCGTCCATCGCTTTTGTTATGGATCCGGTTTCCAAAAATGTAGAAAAGTATCTCCGTATAACCGGCTCCGCTTCTTTGTCTATAACAGCAAATTTCCCTTCGATTTTGTAGCCTTTCGGCAGATGACCGGTGCAAACCTCATTTCGATCTTTTTTTGCATCAAGCACTTTTTTTATGCGTTCACTGGCGCGGTCAGCTTCGTCCTGTGCTACGGAAAGCATAATGTTAATCTTCAACCGGCCTGCGGCTGTAGACGTGTCGTAGTCCTCATAAATCGTTTTCCACGACACGTTGTGGGCTTCAAGGATTTCCTGCACCTTGTAATATTCACCGATGTTGCGAAACCACCGGTCCAGCTTTGTGACAAGAATAATGTCCACCTCATCACGCTTGACGGCTTCCAGCAGCTGAAGCATGGCGGGACGCTTTTCAATCTTCTTTCTGGCGGAAAACCCGGCATCCTGGAAAACGCCTACCACCTTCATATTGTGGGCTTTGGCGTATTTTTCGAGGTCGTTCTGCTGATCGTGAATAGACAAGCCAAACTTTTTCTGCTCTTCTGTGGACACACGCGGGTATAATGCTGCCCGCAATACTACACTCATTGTTTATCTCCTCCCTTATCTGGCGACAATGTATACTTTTTTGCATAGCGAAAATACATCATCAAAATAGCGGCAAAAAAGCCAATACCGACTGCAAGCAGCAAAAAGACAATCCATGCGAATATACTGGCCTCTCCGCCCTGAATAAGCCCCTGGTGGGGGATACGGTAGTCAAAAAAGATATATCCCACGATAACAGCCATAAATATGGCGCACAAAAACGTAAGGCCATAAATAGCAAATTTTGTGTCCCGCGATTTCTTGCGGTGGTAGTTAATGGTTTTTGCCATCTGCTCCATGCCGCCCTCAAGATGGGCTATCTGCACATCGGCATCATGGATCTGTTTTTGGTGCTTCAACTGTTCGTTGGCTTGCGCCAGTTTATCTTCGGTAGTAAGGACCGGCTCTATTCCAAAGTATTCATCCAATGATATGCCGAGGACAGAACAAATAAGGCCAGCGTTATATACGCTTGGGTTTTTGCTGCATGATGCAAAAAAGTTTTTCACAGTACCTTCCGGTATGCCTGTTTCGTCAATCAACTGTTGCATTGATATGTTCTGAGCATCTCGTGCCTGGGCGCAAATTTCCTGTAAAGACCCTCGCATTTTATCCCTCTTTTCCCCTCAAAAAGTAAATTTGCCCGTATTGTGGTAAAGTTCCCCAAAATAGATATAGACAAAACAATCAAAAGATGGTTTTTGGTCTTGTCCGGATAACGTCATTTTTGCTATGGTGGACGTGCAGCCGGAAAGCCGGGAGGCCACCGGCGAGAATAGCCCCGCTGTCCGTTGCGGGAGCAGCGGGGCTATTTAACAAAGGCCCACATATAAACACTTCCCCCTGAAATATTTTTTAATTTGTTGCCCATTTGTGGGCAACAAACAGCTTGTGCGTAACTATAAGTGTACTAACTTAGTTGTACACCGAGAAAATAATATGTCAAATTAAGAAAGGGGAGAGAAATGAGTTATTGTACAAATGCCAACGTCTGGGGTATAATAAAAACAGATGCATTGGCGCAATGTGATATTGAAACGTTGCGGAGAATAGCCCTTAGAAAAATCGACCAGCTTTCCGATGAGGACTGCGCTGATATTATGAGTACGTTAAAAGAAAGAGGTGTGCTATGAGCAAGGACTACGAGATTTACATTGATAGGCTGGCTGAAAACAGCATTATCATGAAAGGCCAGATCAACGATGTTGTGTTTGGCCTAAAGGGAATTACAGACAAACTTGATACGCTGATCGCGCTCAAGCAAGTTGAATTATCACTCCTGCAACAGCAGCGATTGCCGCAACAGCAGAAAGAACAGTTGTAATAATAAACCGTGTTTTCTCGCGGCGCTCCTTGTCGGCTTTTTCTTTGCGCTCCTGTTCCTTGTCTTTCCGTTCCGCTTCTGTTCGCAGCCAGTCTTGCGGATCGGTAGGATATAGTGTAGGCATTATTCCAGCTCCTGTAGTTTCTTCGTGGCTTCGTTGATAAGAGCCAACAACGCCGCACGATCATTCGTAGCTTTAATAAATTTTGATGCAGCTTCTTTTGAGCCCTCGCCCTTTGCGGCGGGGGCTTTTGTTGCGCTCTGCATTTCCTCCAGCAGCTTCCGCACCAGCGCAATATCTTCTTGGCACTTTGCTGTTTCTTCTGCTGTCTCACCTTCGGTCGGCAAAATTTCTTCCGGGGTGGTGTGGAGTAGGAGACACATTTGGGCGGCTTCTTCCGGCGAAGGAAGATTACGCCCTCTTGCCACTTCGCTCAACCAACGACTGTGCTTTCCAACCTTTCTTGCAAAGGCGGCTTTATTCCATTCGTTAGCTTCTGCCAAAAAAATAATTTTATCTGTATTAACGTTAACGGTTTTTCTTTTTGCCATTGTTTTTACCCTTTACTTGTGCCATCCGTGATCTATACAGTATTGCGCGACAGAAGTTACTTTTTCTTCAAAAACCAATTTTTTAGTAGATGGCATTTTCTTTTTCCTTGGTTTTGGCGCTTCCTTTTTTGACAACTCTTTTATTTTTTGGGCACAAAAAACATTATTTGGCTCAGCACGTTTTTGGGCCTTTTTCATCCACACAACAGCTTTGTCGTATTCGTGCTCTTGCTCGTACAAAGCGGAAAGCGTTAAATACATAGCAAAAGAACTGATAGACGCAAATTTGTCCAAAACATAAAACGGTACACTATTTATGCTTTTTTCATAAAATTTTATAGCTTCTTTTCTGTAGTCTGCGCCTTTTTGAGAATATGCAAACGCCACTGAAATTTGATCTATTGGTAATTCAGAATTTTTATAAAGCAGTATTGCCGCTTCAAACAGAATATATCTTGGTTTATATTTTATCGTGTAGCTTTCATTAACAAGCCCTGGTGCCCAAAATTCTTTAGGGTACTTTTTTTGTGTCGTATACAATACATCCCGAATAATTGTAGCTTCGTGCTTTGAAAAATTGTCCATATCATATTTATGGGTTTGGTCAATTACACTTTGCGAAGCGTCCTGATCATAGTATTCTGGATAATATAAAAATGGATTGTCTGGGCCTTTTGGCTTTGAAAAAAGAAGGTCTAAATCAAATATCACAATTTGAAGCTCCTAAAATTGTGCAATGTAACAAAACTTACAAAATGGTCGTTGTTAGGTTGACAACGACCATTTTGGTCGTTATAATACTCTCAAGGGCTTAAACAGGGCAACAAAAAACCACACCCCCATCGCGCTCCATCGCTTTGCGGGATTATAACCGATATTTTGTTGGCTGTCACCTACATAATAACGGGTGGTTAAGCGTTTGTCAAGTTAAAGTTCTTAATATTGATAAGGAGGGATAAACGCTTGACGTTAAAGGAACTCAGGCTTGCGGCTGGATTGCAGCAGGCCGATGTCGCAAAGAAGCTGAACGTCACTATTACGGCTGTTTCTAATTGGGAGCTTGGTAAGAACGCAATCTTGCGGAAGTACCACAAGAAGCTGGCGAAGCTGTACGGCGTGACGGTGGAGGAGCTGATGGGGACGATGCCGCAGGGGTAAGAAAAAGCCCCGCCCAGTGGTTGCGGCACTGGACAGGGCGTCTCCGAAACATCTACCAAAATGTTCTGCGGATAGTATACCACGACCGCAGAGGAAAGGCAAGAGATTATGACATGCGCTGAAATTGCCGTGATGTTATGGGCACGGCAAAATGAAATGGAAATTATCGAGGTCGAGTACATTCGACAGGAGGAAACGACATGAGTTGGTTTGCATGGACGCTGGCGTTTATCGGCGCGGCGTGGCTGAGCTGGGCTATCGTCAAGGGCGTGGAGGCGCTGGGGCGATGAGAGAGCGGAACAGGCGGGCGCGGGAATACTCCCGGCTATGCCGCACCAGACGATGGTGCAGGCGTATGTGGGTAGTGGCAATCGTCCTGTGGGTGATGCTGCTGGTGCTGGTAGCGTGGTGCCTGACGCTGCCGCCGGTGCAGGAGGACGTGGTGCAGTCGCCGCCCACGGCAGAGATCGTGGAGTTGGAGCCGGAGAACCTGCTGGTATGCGACATCACCGGTTATTGCGCGTGCTGTACGCCCTACGCCCACATGAACCAGCGGGACGGCAAGGTGCTGACGGCATCCGGCCTGTGGGTGGACATTGGCGAGGCCGTGGCGGTAGACCCGGACGTTATCCCGCTGGGCAGCACCGTGACGCTGGGCGGCAAGACTTACATAGCAGCCGATACTGGTGTGTACGGCTACACGGTGGACGTGCTGATGAGCCACGAGGACGCGGCGCAGGCCGGTGTGGTGAAAGCGCTGGTGAAGTGGGAATGATCGGGCTGGTGAACCGGACGGCTCCGCCCTGCAAGGGCTGCCAGCGCAGACACGAAAGGTGCCACGGGGAGTGCGAGGACTATAAAGCGTTCCGGCGGGACGTTGAGGCCAACAAGGCGAAACGGTACGCATCGTACAGCGAGGCCGATTTTTACAGCATGAACAGCGCAAGGCGCGAGAACGCCAAAAAGGCGATAAGAAAGAGGGATGGAAGATGAAGGTCTATAAGGCAACAGACAAGGACATGAAGTGCCGTGGATTCCAGTATACGCTTGGCAAGACGGCGGAGGTCGATGGCGACATTGAACTATGCGAGAGAGGGCTTCATGCCTGTGAGATGCCGCTGGATGTGCTGGGCTATTACGTGCCCGGTGATGGCTCCCGGTATTTTGAAGCGGAGCTGGATGAGGTCAGTAACAAGAAAAGCGACGATACGAAACGCGTCGGCAAGAAACTGACATTAAGCGCGGAGATCGGTATTCCGGGGCTTGTCAAGGCCCAGGTGGAGTACGTCAAGGCGCAGTGCGACTTTGACAACGCCATCAAAAAGGCAGACGCTGAAAAGAAAAACCACGCCACCGGCGATAGGGGCGCAGCATATGCCACCGGCGATAGTGGCGCAGCATCCGCCACCGGCTGGAGTGGCGCAGCATCCGCCACCGGCTGGAGTGGCGCAGCATCCGCCACCGGCGAGAGTGGCGCAGCATCCGCCACCGGCGAGAGTGGCGCAGCATCCGCCACCGGCGAG